GGGCAAAATTTGGTGGATGTGGTTGGGATCGAACCAACTGTGGTGTAAACCGGAAGATTTACAGTCTCCTGCCATACCATTACGGCGGCACATCCATATATTGGCTGTCTAGGTTGGGCTCGAACCAACGACCAAATGATTAACAGTCATCTACTCTACCGACTGAGCTACTAGACAATGATTGGGGAGAAATACGGGAATCGAACCCGTGATAACGGAATCACAACCCGTGGTTTTACCACTAAACTAATTTCTCCATAAAACTGGTGGAACGTGCGGGGCTCGAACCCACGACCAATAGATTAAAAGTCTACTGCTCTTCCAGCTGAGCTAACGTTCCAAATTGGCGCTCACGAAGGAATCCCACCTTCTTTCACCGGAGACCCCCTGTGGCGGGGGTGTTGACCTCTCCAACTGCCATGAGTAGCGAACTCACCGTGGACCCACGGTTGCGAACCGTAGCGTGGATGTTTCTGAGCATAAAAGGTTTAACTAGGGACGGATTCGGCTTTAAGGTTCCGTCTGTATTCTCATTTTTACCATTCCGCTAACGTATCTTTTGCAAGATGTTAGGCTTGCTCTCTAGTTAAATTCTGGCGGTCCCAAGGAGAATCGAACTCCTATCAACGGCGTGACAAGCCGCTATACTAACCATTATACTATGAGACCATTTGTTTTGCTGACGCACTATTTGCTACGCTCAACGGAATTGCTAGCTAGACGTACCGTTTATATACGCAGTTACTCAGGGTTGACGTTTCCCCCATGGCTTACGTCAGCAAAACAAATGACACCATACTAAAATACATTAGGAACCATTGTACATCTATCTCTACCTAAAGGAACGTCTCCAGTAGGCCTGTACGGTCATTACTTCCTAAATTATCCATCGGCCAACGTTCGGACAAAAATTTCTTAATGTCACTAGCTTTCGTGTAATTGTTTTGTTATGTCCTCGGCAGGACATCCAACGCTACAATCACCTAATGGTTTAGGTAACCTAATGTATTTTAGTATGGCGTCCCGTACCAGATTCGAACTGGTGTGAATGCCGTGAAAGGGCACTATCCTAGGCCACTAGATGAACGGGACAAAACTACACTTAACAAAAATAAAGAACTCTTGAAAGTGGTACACGATGGTACCACTTTTTTACTTACCTTTTGAAATTCGGTTCACATGGATTTGTGAAAAAATGCCACTTACTACATTTCGTACATTTCATTTTTTTCTCTCCTTATCAACTGAACAGGTGTCCATTGTATCAGAACTGGTCAATTTGTCAAGCAAATTTGTTGTAATTAAACAACAGAACCAACATTTTCTTTGTGAAATTTTAGAACTGCTTCCCAAGCTTTTGTTTCTCCTTTGTGTGGAGTGTAAGCAGGACAAATTTTACGGATACCTTTTGCATTTCCAATATAGTCAAAGCAATGTGTTCCGTTTTTCCATCCTGTTACTTCAAAAACTTTGTATCCAAAATCTTTTAAGAACTTGATTTCTTTTTCTGTTATCATTTAATTCCTCATCAACTGAACATGAGTCCATTGTATCAGGACCACAGGATTTGTCAACAGGAATCTTGTTGTATTTTAGCAACGTTGCTTTTATACAACACATTTGGAGGTGTGGGTGGGATTTGAACCCACGGTTTTACAGTTTTGCAGACTGCTCCATTGGACCGCTCTGGCACCACACCGAAATTTTGGCGGAGACTGTGGGAATCGAACCCACTCACCTGCTTTCACAAGTGTACAGATTAGCGATCTGCTGCATTACCAGCCTGCCCAATCTCCTACATGGCTCTATTTCCATGCTGTCTGAAATCAACTTCACCACCTTCTGCTTGAATCCGTTTTACAACATCTTCAAAAAGAATAGGAGTGTAGTCTGTTTGTTCCACACATACACAATGGTATCTGATATCAATTTCTTGACTTAGTTTACCAAAAACATTTTTCATCACACGCCTGTCATGGGTATGACCGTGAATGTTGGTACCAAAACGACCGATACTATCTGTATGAAGTGGAATGTGGCTAAGAATCATACCTCTCATAACATGATAAGCACGAAGCTCTCTAAAGTATTGGCGGTAATCATCATCTCTAAAGATATCATGGTTACCACGAATAAGAACTTTATCTCCGTTAAGCCTATTCATAATTTTAAGAGCTTTACGATTAATCACCACATCACCAAGATGGTAGACTTTATCGTTTGGTCTTACTCTGTCGTTCCAACGCCTGACCATTTCTTCATCCATCTCATTTGGATCAGTCCATGGTCTAAGCTTTGTTCCATCTTTACCAGTGAAACGACACACTCCAGTGTGACCGAAGTGTGTGTCACTTACAAGAAATACACCTGGCATAATAATCTCCTTAATATTGGCGGAAGACAGAGGAGTCGAACCCCATCCGATTTCTCAGAACCCAGTTTTCAAGGCTGGTCGCCGGCCTACCCAGCTGCATTATCTTCCATTGCCGTATAGAAACACACTCCCCGAGGATATCTCACTCCCATGTGGTTGCGAATGTGTTTTTATATGGCACCCCCTGATGGACTCGAACCACCGAATGTCGGAATCAAAATCCGATGCCTTACCAACTTGGCGAAGGGGGTATAACTACACTTAATTTTTAATGAACAGGTTGGAGTGTAACAGACTCGATGGTCTTTGTCAACACTTTTGTTGTATGGAAACAACAAAAAACCCCACTTTTTTAGGGTGGGGTTTGTGAACTTTAGTTTTAGATTTTAGTCTTTAACTTACTCCACAACCCCCGTGCCATGTTCCCATGATTGATTATCGCTACCAATAAATGGCGTGCGACATGCATAGGCTAACATTGAGGGTTTGGACAAATTAAACAACATAATTCCTTTTACTTAATACTTGTATATAGGCAAAATTTTCTTTCAACCTACATTCTTCCATTTTATTTTTTGTTTTCTAACAGGTTCTGCTGGGTTTCTAAACTCAGCCAAAACTTCCCACAGTCTTTCTTGTACGGCAAATTTAGTTAATAAACCTGCTTCCATGCCGTGAGCTTCTATTTCCCAAGGATGATCCCAATAATCTAGGTCATCCGAATCAATCTTTAGGTCATGCCACTTACTCAATGTTTCATTGGTGTGACCATAGGCAAATTGCCTAACGTGAACCATCTCATGTGCCAAGGTTTTTAATATGTTATAAGCACCAATGTGTGGGTTTATTTCAATTAAAAATTCTCTAGGCATATTCCTAGAATTATATCCTTCAACACCTGCTGAACCATAATCTTGTAATTTTTTATTAAATTTCACAATTATGGTTGTATAATCCTGCATTTGTTTGGTTAACAAACTATCAGAGAAGAATTTTCCAGCCCTATGGATATAGGGTGTGAAATCTTTATCTGGACTTCCAACAATCTTAATAGACATAGGCACTCCTTCAAAATAAGGATTATACACCTATTTAGAGTATTTGTCAACTTTTACATTACATTGTTGTAAAAAAGCAACACCTTTGGTATCACGGTAATCTTGTCCATAGATGACTTTGGTGATGCCCGCAGTAAATATCTGCTTTGCACAATGGACGCAAGGGGCGTGTGTTAGGAACATTGTGGCACCAGTTCCAGACTCAGGAGATTTAGCCAGTTTGGCAATGGCATTGGCTTCGGCATGAATGACTTCAGGTTTTGTTACCAATTCAGAACGACCATAGGCATCCCAAATTTCATCCTCACACTCATTTGTCCATCCAGATGGCATTCCATTATAACCGATTGAGATGATCCTATCATCTTTTACAATGATAGCACCAACCTGTAATCGTTTTGCTGTGGACAATTCTGCAAATCTCTTTGCAACATCCATAAAGGCATCAATAAATTTTTGTTTCATAATATATGGTACGACCGGTTGGACTCGAACCAACCCCGTAAGAATTATGAGTTCTCGGCACTACCTCTATGCTACGGTCGTAATCTCTTAAATCAATTCGTAATCTTCTTTGCCTACACCACATTCTGGACATGTAAAGTCTTCAGACAATTCTTCCCATTTACCTTCAGTTTGTTCATCGTGGACATGGCCACAAACAACGCATACGTGTTCCATTATTGAACCTCCTGTAACATTCTTTGATAAGCAGTGGCGTGTCGCTCTTCAACTTTCTTCAAAGCCGCAAAACGTTTTTCTGCTTTTGCTAGTAAAGCCGCAAATTGCTCTGCGTGTTCTTTTGATTCAGCAATCTGAGTATCGGCTTCAGCTGCCGCTTGTGCATTACCTTCTGCAATCGCTTCGGCTTGCATAATTGGATACATTGAGGTGTACTCATACGTTTCACCTTCGATGGCTTTTTCCAAACATTCTTTGGTTGTTGGTTTACCAATTAACAATTCTAAATGACCCCATGCGTGAAGCAACTCTTGGTCTGCTGTATGCCAAAAATGTTTTGCAATATCTTCATATCCTTCTTCACGAGCAATCTTTGCAAAGTAACGATACTTCACATGTGCTTGTGACTCACCAGCCAATGCACTTTCTAAATTTTTAATAGTTACACTCATATTTTTCCTTTAGTTGGTCCGGCGTAAGGGAATCGAACCCCTATTGATAACTTAGAAGGTTACTGTTCTATCCATTGAACTAACGCCAGAGAGTTTATTTATTGTAGTCAATCTTGTGGATATATCTACGTTTTTCATCTTCAGTCCATTGAGACAGATATGAATTGTCTTTATCAAACAATTTAATATACTGTTCATTGGAAATTTTACGAGAAGATACAATCACTTCATCCAAATGCTTCTGTGAAAACTCCGTAATTTCATCTCCGCCAGTAGCGTGAATTGTTACTTCATCTAAAGCATGACCTTCTTCATCAGCTTCAACCACATAACGCATACGAAACATTGATACAGTTTCGACCAAATATAATTTTTTAGCCATTTTTCACTTTCTCCAAAGAGTCTTTACGAACATAATGTAATTGATGGATACGATTGTCAGTAGGATCAAACCTTGAAACGGGTAGAAATTCCACACCATCAACAAAGTTGGAATCCCAAGACGAATAAGTCCAAAAGAACTCCGTAGGGTTCACTCGGCTTCTTAACTTGATTGGTTTTTCCACAACTTTTTTCATAATGAAATGATTGTATCATAGAAAAGGGGACTTGTCAAGCCCCCTAGAGATTACTTAAATTTTTCTGGATAATTTAAGCGTTCCCATTCTTCATCGGAAACAGGCCACCAATTAAGCATCTTTAGATTTGATACCAATTTTCTTGATAGCATCCTGTGCTGTAATCATGTTTTCTAACCAAACACGCAACATTCCGTTAGCGATTTCGGCATCTTTGATTTCTACCTTATCTGCCAAGGTAAATTGACGTTCAAAAGCACGATTAGCAATGCCTTTGTGTAGATAGGTTTCATCTTCATCATCTTTTGTGGCACCTTTAACAATCATCTTATTACCTTCTAAGGTAATTTCAATATCAGTTTTAGAAAAACCAGCAACCGCCATCTCGATGACGTACTTGTTTTCTTTGATTTGTTTGATGTTGTAAGGTGGATATGATGGTGTATATTTTTGAATATCTTTTGCTGCAGACTGCAACATATTGATAGTGTCATCAAAACCAATCATAAAGTGATCCAATTTAGGAAATAGTAAGCTTGTCATATAGACTCCTTAAAAAAGCAAGTTAAAAAAAATTGTTACCCCAAAGGCATAACATTCCCGCTTACTTTATACGGGACCGAATACGTTCGGTAGTGTAGTTACACGGACGCCTTTTACCGTAGCGTCAAACAGCCCTAAGGTGGGCTTATCCTATCAGTATTTATACTAATTGTCAAGGTTTTTTCTTAGATCCAATATTGTATTTTGGTACTAATTGCCATTCATTCTTCTCTTTGTGGGAAATAATCTTTATTTGACTTATAAAGATTGGAACTGGTGTTTCAATTTGAGTAGCTATAACAACTTTAATTAAACCCCAGTCTTGTAGAAGCTTAGCGATAGCATTCCTACGAGACAAATCATTCTCTGTTAAGTCTGTTGGTTTGCCATCCAATGCAAACAATTCTTTGAAATGTACTATGTAATACTTACCTTGCTTGTGCAGAATATGGCACGATTGGTATAGTGTTTTATCTTTTTTGGATGCGACACCTATTCTAGTTAAAGTCTCACGCACTTTCAAAAAATCATCTGCTTCTACTAGTGTTACCTCAACTAAGTCTTGTATTCCTATCATTATTATTCACTCCGCCTATATTTGTTTTTGCTCTTATTTCAGCGATTTGGTCTTCATTAAGAATACGCAATGCATCTTTGGCCTTTTCATTTGAATAACCAAAATACAATTTCACACATTCTAAATCTTTTAGGACCTCTGTTTTCTGCCACGGTTGAAACTTCCGTTTTACAGACCTGATGGTATTTAGAAGATAGCTATATTGCATGTCAGAATCAAGTCCTGGACGCAAGTTCATCTCATTTGCATATAGAACACAATCCATGTGATAAGACAGAGCACGGTTGACCATAAAGGCTTTGTAGTCTTTATAATCACCGTCAAAAACATTCTTCTTGGTTTGAAGAATGGACGGAACAATTTCTTTGAATAAATCGGGCATTATTCACCTCTGATTTGTTCGTTTCGTTTCAATACCTTTTGAAGAATAGGCATTTCAACGGGAGAGAAATTAAGTAATGCATTAACATCTTTAGGGAAACACATTCCACCAAAACCAAATTCACCATCGGGTCCTGGCACTTGCATATGAGACTCACCAATACGTTCATCTAGTATCATCATGTCTTTGACTTTATCATAATTAATACCCAATTGTTTAGATGTCTGATAAATCTCATTCATAAATGAAACCTTGGCAGCTAGAAATGCATTGGTCGCATACTTCAACATTGCAGCTTCTTCCAAAGAAGAATAAACTTCTTTTGCTTCATTAATACCACATGAGGCATCTTTAATAACTCTTGCTGCTTCACGTTGATAAGCCATTGTAGTGCCACCTAAAACGATGTACTTAGACCTAGCATAATCTATTGTGGCATTTTGAGCAGTCAGAAACTCAGGAGAATAAACCAAATTAGGCATAACTTTGCCCCAATTGGTATAAAACTCTGGTGGTGCAGTTACTTTACTGATGACAGGATTCTTGTATTTCATACTATAAAGTTTATCAATCACTTCATGTACAGGTCCTGTATCACAAGAACCATCTGAATCCATAGGACTTGGCACACAAACAAAGACTGCATCAGTTACTTCCAGTTCTTCATATGTTGCATTGTTCTTTTCTGGATCAATATCAATAATGTATCTGCCAGTCATCCAATCATCATACGCATTTGAAATGGCTTTACCCACAAAGCCTAAGCCAATGATACCTATCTTCATTTGAACTCACAATCTACCATGATTTCTGTTAGACAAGCAATCATATTGATTTCATGGTCTGCAACAAACGCTGCCTGATGTTGATACTTAGCCAAATGTAAGACCAATTGAGGAACAGAATTAGGTTGGAGAAGTTCATACAGACCATCATATAGTTTACGATAAATTTTAGTTGGATCATTGTCCAGATTGTTAGTGACCCATTTACGAGCGTTTGCAAAGTCTTTGGACTTCAAGGCCTTGATAAGGTCTGTTAACTGCACATCGGAAACTGATGCGAGAAGACCTTTATCAATTCTACCACCAACACTATACCGCTGAAGCTCGTTAAGAATACGGCGATTATCAGGGAAATGCTTAGTAATAATTTCCGCAACCACTGGTTTATCATATGTCACACCTTCTTTTTCTAAGATATACTCAACACGTTTGAAGAAGGCTGATGCCATCTTTGCTTTAGAACCATTGAGTTTGAAGTCAATACAGGTGCAACGTGAATGAATTGCATCCATGATTCTGTTCTTAAAGTTACATGTAAAGATGAAGGAACAATTAGATGCATACTCCTCAATCACTCCACGAAACGCAGGTTGAGTTGAATTTGGATTTAGATAATCTGCCTCATCAATAATAACAACTTTGCGGCCACCCATCAAGGAGACAGATGATGCATAGTTCTTAATCTTGTTCCGAAGGACATCAATGCCAGAGTCATCTGAACCATTGATTACAATATAGTCACAACCGACTTCTTCACAAAGAGCCTTTGCAACGGTAGTTTTACCGACACCGGCAGTGCCAGACAATAAGAGATTGGGAATCTCTTTACGATTTACATACTCTTGAAAAGTTGCTTTCAAAGAGTCAGGAAGTATACAGTCTTCAATTGTTTTCGGACGATACTTCTCCACCCACAAAATGTGTTCGCTCATTCAAAAACCTCATAATATAATAAAAATTCATTGTATCACACTTTACGCCAAATGTCATTCTCTTTTACGTAAAGTTTACCATCAGGACCAGGCACAATATTCACACTTACTTCTTTTTTTGTGCCTTTCACATATTCATCACCAAATCCAATAACATATAAGGAATTTGATGTCCTTGGTTTTGGTGTACCGTATGTTGTATTTATTTGCAATACCCGTTTACCGTTAAGTTGTTCTTCCAACTCTTTTGTTGGTAACTCATCTTGTTTGTATACGATACGTTCTTTTGCTTCTTTATAACTTGCAACACCTATTGCAAACATACCGGCAAGTCCTAATGTTTTAGCAAAGGACCTCCTAGTATTATTTTGCATTTTTAGTTGTTTTCTTTGCAGGTGTTTTCTTGGCTGCAGTTTTTGCTGGCGCTTTACGTTTAGCTTTTGGTGCAGGTTCAGTAACAGTTTCTACTTGTGCATGAACAAATTTAACAGGTTCATCTTCAACAGGTTTAATGCCTGTCAATGAAGCATCAACTGTTGCAACAGGAATTGCTACTGATGCTTCATTCGTTGTGGTTACAACAGGTGTTTCCATGGCTGTCTTATCAAGTTTTTGTTTTTCTTCATCAACTGTTTTCTGTGGAGGCACAGTTACTGTTTTTAATTTTAGAAAATTGGCAATCTTACTTAACATCTTTAATCCCTTCTATTAATGCTTCGAGTTCTTTGAATTCAGCCACTTCTTCAGGTAAAGATTGGTTGTACTGAATCTTGGCCATTTTGCGAATGATTTTTTTTGGAATCTTCAACTCATCATTCGCAAGAGCAATAATATCGCTCATTGATTGAGTTGTTGCTTTATTTCTAGACATACAAACAACTAATTCTTCAATGTAACCACGGAGTGATTTCAGTTGTTTTTCATCAAAGTCACCAAACAATGTTGTTACTTTATCAACCATATTACACCTTACTTTCTTTAGATTCGAAAGCAATCCAATACTGAATGTCTTCTTTAGCGTTCTTGAAGTGTCCTAGACCTTTGAAAGAAATTTGAACATCATAAGCACCAGGAATCATTTTGAAGTTTTCTGTTTTGAATACTACACGATACTCCTTGCCATTACCTTCACCAACTTGAATTGAGTTAGTGTGTTGTGCATCATCGTTTGCATCAAATGTAACAAGATTAATGGTTTCTCCATCTGATTGAACAGCAATGTGTGGAGAAGATAGAACACTTGCAGCTCTCATAATTTCTGCAAGATCCAATTCAGTCATTGTGAAACTACAATCAATGTGATTCAAACTGATAGTTTTATCTGGAGGAGTAACAATCATGTTCTTGGCAGTCATGCGATATTTAATCTTACTGCGGTCACCTTTGAATGTAACATTAGAGTCATCAAACTCCAATTCTACACCATTCTTAAACAAAGAATGTACGGACAAGAATTGATTCAAGTCATACACACAGAAGTCCTGAGGGAATTCATCTTTGATTGTTGCCTGTGCAAGGACAGTTTTACCTGCCGATACAGTGGTCAGTTTGTTGCCTTTTTTGAATTCAATACCTTGATTGATTCCAGAAAAGTTTTTTAACACACTTAGTGTCTCATTTGAAAGTTTCATTTCACATCTCCATTATCTAAAGAATACATTATATCATGTTCATACAAAAACATCAAGCAACACATGGCGTGAGCCAAGTGATTCTTACCAGTTTCTGAATCGTTTTGTTCACCTTCTTTCCAAGCCCATAGGTGTCTTTGAAGTGCATCAAAGTACCTACGCTTAGAATCAGGAACTTTTTTCCAATTATCTCTCTCATATTTCTGAGCACCAAATGTCAGAATTTCTACTGTAGCCTTGAGTGCTAATGGTGGCAACAAACCATATTCTAGTTTGCCACCATCAAACTTACGTCCACCAGTAGATGCTGATTGTGATTTTTCAATCAAGTCTTTATAAACTTTATCATCAACTACGGTGAATTCAGTCATCACATTTCTCCAACATAGTTTGCAACAGCAGGCATATCACCGTGGAAATGATATGTACCAATGTGTGCAGTACGCATCCAAGGACACAACCAAATTTGTCCGCCAATTTTACGCCACATTTGACAGAACATATAATCTTCCGACAAATAACGGTCTGTACCACCACCAGTGATAGAATCTTTACTATCAATAACTGTATCAAAGAAAGCATGAATGTAACGTGAACCATCAAAGTTGGCTTGTCCAACGTGGTCTGGTTTGTAACGAATCATTGGATATGCTTCTTCCATCTTAGAGAACACTTCACGTTTCACCATCATAAATCCTGTACCAATTTCTAGTACATCTAATGGTTCTGTAACGTTGAATTGTGCAGTACCTTTAACAGGATTAAACACAAAGTCTCCAACAACTTTCTCAAGTGTCTGTGGTTCAATGTCAGGATTCTTTTTAAGTGCTGCAACAGCAGAACGCCACTTGATTGCTTTCTTAGGATAAGGACCACCGATAACATCTTTATCCAATGCCAACATAGCAATAACATCTTGTGGATTAAAATTAATGTCGGAGTCAATAAACAACAAATGTGTGCACTCGGAACGGTGAATAAACTCGTCAACCAAATAGTTACGAGCTCTTGTAATTAGGGACTCATTGAAAAGGAATGAGAATTTGACTTGAATGCCGTATTGCATACAAAGACCTTGCAAGTCTAAACATGCTTTCATGTAAAGACCATGATTTTGCCCACCATACATTGGTGTTGCAACGAAGATACTATACTTTCTTAGTTCTTCTGTTTTAATTGAAATTTCCATGTAGACTCCAAGATATAAAAAAAGGGGAACCGACTAGCGGTTCCCGTGTCTGCAATTAAGCAGTAAAAGAATGACCTGCACTCAAAGCAGATTTAATCATAGCCTTAGTTGGTGTTCCCAAACGGTAGTAAGAAATCTTACGACCATCTTCTAGGATACGGCTGTTAGTGTAGATGCAATGACCTTCTTGGCGAAGTTCGTCAATGCGTGCCGCAACGTTACTAATACCAAAGCGAACTTGTGCTTGGCGTGTAGTGAATGTGTTATAACCACTTGTTTTCTTCAAAGTGTTTAACATACGTGTTTTTGCGGATAATTTGCTCATAATATAACTCCTAATAAAATAAAAAATTCCTAGTTTTGCGTCACTAGAATCACTATCATACACTTATGTATATGATTTGTCAAGCATAATTGTGGTATACTTGACTATCTGCCAACCTGTGGCAAATATTTGGCCTTGGTTTCGTTCCAAGTCAAATAAATTAGGTCATCATAGAATAGTCCTTCATATGATACCGTATTTTTCTTTTGTAATTGCCTGATGCGGCCTTTAGCGTATTTGGTTTTCCAAATATTGGTCAATGCTTCTTCACTTGTATCAAAAGATTTTACCAAGGCATCATCACCAATTTCTTTGCGGAGATATTCATTGGTATTATTGTACAAAGGAGAAAAATAAATTCCACGTTGGTGTTCGGTACGAATCAAATCTTTAGGAATACCAAGTTTGGAATATGCAAAGTTCAATGAACGATTTTTGTGGTCACGTTTTAGTGGAAGTCCTTGTGTGTTCTTGGCATCCCACCATTCAAAGTATTTTCTTGTATGGTTTTCTTTAATCCAATCATAAACCATGTTAGAAGTAGAACGTTTAGGTTCGAAAGCAACTGAGCCACTAGAGAATCCCATTTTCTGCCAATGTTCGAGACCATCGTATTGGGATAATCCACCTGCCTTTGTTTTACCATATAGTGACGTTGTAGTAACGCCAACAAGAGTGTCTTCATATTGTCTTTTCCAATCATTCTGTACTGTATCGGCCAAACATAATAATGCTAATAACTTACCACCCATGTAATTGTAACCGAGTGGTTGCAATGGAACAATTGTAGAACCAATTGCAGTATGGTTAATCATACCTTGTTGTGTTTTAACGTCCCTAGACCATCCAATCGCAGTATCTCTAGGCGTTAAGTCTAAGAAGTCAGATGATATACAGATAACACCAAGATAGTTTCCTGTAACTTCATCAACGACTGCATAAAACAGATTACGACCAATGTTAGAGTTGTTCTTCATAGTAGAAGAAAATGTACGAATGGCATTCCAAGTTTCTGCCAATGCGCCATTATGCAACACTAATTTAGGTTTCAAGTTTTCATAATCATCTGGATTCTTTGGCATCCAAAAGTTTGTTTTTACTTTCTCAATGATTTCTTCTTGGCCTTTGTTGACCATTTGAAACTCATCACCCCAAAGTGTAGAGACATTCTCAACAGGATAACGTTCTTTTACTTCACACCATTTCTGATATAAAGTATACTCTTTAACATCCATTTGAGATGCATAAGATAAGTCTTCAATTAACTTTGATTTAAGTTCATCGGTATCTACATGGTCAATAACAGGATTCTTTTCTTGCCAAGCTTGCCATTGTTTTTCAACGATTTCTGGAGGCGTTTGTGCCATTTTTTGTACTCTCACGTTTCATCATATGTGCATATGCACCTGCAATTTTCTTAATCATCTTCTGACGTTTGGCCATTCCTGATTTCAACGCCATAGGTTTTGCAAGTTGAGTATACACTATTCCATTCATATGGTCAAGCTCATGGAGAAAAACTCTTGCAGATATGCCATCCAGAGTCATATTCTTGGTTTCACCTGTAAAGTCCTGGTATTCCACGGTAATTGTTTTTGGTCGTGTGATGTGTAATCCTAACAAAGGAAAGGACAAACATCCTTCCATCATGTGGATTTCACCTTCAGTAGTTAATACTTTAGGATTAAAGAATGCCACATAATCATCATTTGCACCCATCACAAATACACGATACTTAAAACCACATTGATTGGCCGATAATCCTACGCCTTGTTCTTTCTTGCAAGTTTCTACCAATGAAGAAGCAAACTTATTTGGATCTACAGGTGGGTTGGTAAAGTCAAATGCAGGCAATGGTTCATAAAGGATAGGATCAGTTTCAGCAACCAACTTGAATGTTTCAATCTTTTCTACGGAAGATTTAACCTCACCTTTAAGTGCATCACTTGTGTCAATCTTAAAGACACCATCAATTGGTTTTAATTCGCTCATATAATCACCTGTGAAAAATTATTTACTTTCCTAAACTTAATAATTGACCTAAACTTCTCAAAGAGTTGGTCGCCTTTATGACTGATAACAAAGATATTTGTATCCGTTCCCATCTCGTGTATCAATTTGAGAAATTCATCAGTGCCTACAGTATCTAGGCTGGAATCAAACACTTCATCCAATATCAATAGATTGGTGTTAGTGGAGTTCTTCATCTTAGCAACTTGTCTCCATGTAAACAATAATGCTAAGTCAATACGCATCTTTTCACCTTCAGAAAAATTGGAATAACTAAACTCATCACGATACCGTGATTTGATTGTTTCTTCAAAATTTTCATTCAAGTTGAAGTTAACAAAGAAGTCCATAGCCTTCAAATATTTGTTTACTAACTTATTGATGATAGGCAAGTATTGTTTAATGATTCTAGTCTTGATACCATTATCTTTCAATAATGATGCTGCATACTCATGGTAGTGTTTTTCAATAGACAGTTCTTCTTGTGTCTTAATCAATGAAGCCAATTCAGTCTTCAATTCTTTCAACTTATGGTTTTCTTCCGTCAAGTTTTGTTTCTTGTTACTAAGTTCCACAATCTCTTTGTTCAATTTAGCAACATATGAATTGATGGAAGTCAACGTAGAATTGTGTTTAACAATTTCATTGTTATGTTCTGTGATATGTTTAGATACTTCTACAATTTGATTCAATCGTGTTTGCATCTTTTCATATTCAGAATTCAATTCTTTTAAGGCCTTCTTTTGCAACGATGCCTTAGATTCACTTTCGGTAACTTGTATTTGTTTGAAGTCACCATCAATTGTTTGTTTGCAAGTAGGACAATTATCATTGTCATGGTAAAAAGCAATATCTTTTTCCACTTTCTTAATATTTGTTTCTAACTTGGCTTCTAATTGAACCAATTTTTTACTCTTTGATTCAATAGAAGATTTGTCTTGTATCTTCTTAGTTAGAGCATCAATGTGTTTTTGGATTAATCCAATATCTTTGTTAATCTTAACAATGTATTCTTCATTAGTTACAATCTCAGATTTTTTCTTTTCAATTTCATCTTCATTGTTCTTTTTATGTTCGTCAATGTTTTGTTTTTGCATCTTGATTTTTTCAGATGCCAACTCCATTGCATACTTGTTTTTAGAAGATTCTTCTTTGATGCCGGCCATTCTTTCTTTAATCAATCCATTCATTGATGTAAAGATTTGGATATCTAACAGTTCTTCAATGATTGTTCTGCGGTCGGCAGGAGACAACTGCATGAATGGAACAAATGATGCTGAACCAAGAATAACAATTTGTGTAAATGATTTGTAGTTAAATTTGAGAATAGTCTTCTCTAAGAAATCTTGATAATCTTTTGATTTGGCGTCTTGGTTAACCAAAGTACCATTACACAAAATTTCAAACACATTTGGTTTAATACCACGAATAATTTTGTATTGTTTCTTACCAATAGCAAACTCAACTTCAACAACAGTATTGGAGTTGTTAATTGAATTTACAAGATTAGGTTTGTTAATCTTTCGGAATGGTTTACCAAAAAGACCGAAACACAATGCATCCAAGATTGTGGACTTGCCTGCACCATTACTACCAACAATCAATGTGTTGGTAGATTTATCTAACTTGATTTCGGTAAACGAATTGCCTGTAGACAATAAGTTTTTCCAACGTATAGTTTGGAATTTTATCATGCTTGTTCTAAGTTCAAAGCCTCAACATATATTTCACGCATCATGTTTTTCAATCTGGTACTATCAATACCTTCATTCTGAAGACCATCAACATATTTGTTTATGATAGTGATTGTGTCTTCTGCTTCATCTATCTTATCATCTTCCGCTTCATCTGTCAAGTCTAAAGCGTCTTCAACAATGGTAATATCGGCAGGATTAACATCATATAGCTTATTCATATACTGGTCAAACAAATATGGATTAGTTTTGTTTACCACTACCACTTTAACATATTTGGCGGTATAATCGGCAAATGATAATTGCATGATATCACTTATAGATGATACTTTGTCATCATATACCAATCTGTGGAACATTACATTTGGGTTATGAATAAACAAGAGCTCACGTTTATCCAAATCAAAAAGATGAAAGCCACGAGGGTCATTGTAGTCTTGCCAAGTGAGTTCGTAAGGATTACCCAAGTAATGAATACCATCAGCATTGGATTTATGATGATAATGGCCTGAGAAAGTGTACTCAAACTTATTGAATAACGCACGATTCAATCCTTCTTCTGATGGCATGCCACGATGCATAGCAAAGCCTGCAATTTCAAAATGACCCATACAAATAGGTGCATCTGTTTCTTTCAACATCTGCATACTGTCATCAAAGTTTTCTGGACAAATCCAAGGCATCATACAAATTTTATGAGGCCCAACAAAGATTTCCGCAGGATGGTCTATCACATTGATATTACCATACTCACGTAGCAACAAGTCAACCGAATTTACATCATTAGTGTTCTTAAAGTATGTGTCGTGGTTGCCTGCCAACATATGAACATCAATGCCACGTTCAAATAGTCCATCAAAGAACATCTCTTTGGCACGTTTAAGAGTAAAAAAGTTTACATATTTACGGCGGTCAAATGTATCACCTAGAATGAGAACAGTATTGATGCCCTCACTATCAATCATGGGAAAGAATGTTTCCCTATAAAACTTCTCGTAATACTCTAGAAAATGAGCCGAGTCATTCCTTGATCCAAAGTGTTGATCCGTAATTGTTGCTATCTTCATACTCATTCATTACCCTATTAAACAAAGTCATCACTCTTTTTCGGTATCCAAAACCTAAGATGTTTGCCTTTTCGCCTTCGGCATATGGAGGTCTTCTACCAAAGTCTGTGTATTGTGCAGAAGTTAAGTCAATAATCTTATTTTCTTTATCAATACACCACCAATGATAGATGCCTTCATCATCTAATGCACGATACATATGCATATTTTCATGGCCAAATATCTTATACAAACATCCTGCGGCATTATGGCAATGACCAAACATTGGATTGGCCGCATTTCTAATAAACCATTTTCTAGGCAACAAGTCGTATGTCAGATTCTTTTTTATAATACCAGAAATCTTTTGTAGATTTTCTGGTGTATAATCTACCATTATCATTTGGCGATAGAAACAACAGACTTATCTTTATGAATGTTCAATACACGTTGTCTTAACTCCGTGGTACTGAAACTATGTTGTCTAGAATTGAAATAGACAGACATTGGTAATTGATAACCAGTGAATTGTTTATCTCTATATTCCTCACCTATGATTCTAACATCAATTGGATGAGATGTCAAGATGTCCATCAACTCTTTTTCAGTGGCATATGGTATAATTTGGTCAACATACTTGCAGGCCTCTAGTTGAGTATACCGTTCAAATACCGATTGTACTGGTTTGTTTTTCTCTGGTCTGTCGATTGTAGGATCAGTTTGTAATCCAACAATAAGAAAATCACATTGTGTTTTGGCCTCTTTCAACATCATCACATGACCTGCATGAAACAAATCAAAACAAGATGCAGTAAAACCCACTTTAATTTTACCAAAATCCATATTAATCCTCCAAAAATTGTTCAATGCCTTTAGGCTTCTTACTTACTTTCTTTTCGTCTTTCTTTTTCTTTTGGCCAATCTCATAGTTTTCTATGAACTCAGCAATATTGTCGTATAGTTCAAACTGTACAGAACTTCCATCATGATCCAACATCTCAAACTCGTCTAGGATGCCCATTTGTTCAGTAGACTTATACTTGACATACAGTTGTTTCTTTTCTTTTTGGATGCGTCTAAGGAACGCATAGTAGATGATTTGTGTGAAGTATGCAAATGGATTTTTAGATTTTGTTGGATCAAAGTTCTCAAAATACATGAGGCAGTTTTCGATACCATCCGAAATCATTTCATCTCTGTAAGTGTAACTGATGAAATTAGGTTTGTGAGACAGACCTTCGGCAATTTTCATCCAACATTCACCTATGTAATTTGGTATAGGTTCTTGTGGATTAGTCTCTTTGCGTGACTTGTATGCAATTAATGCCTGTAAGAAGTCGGCATTGTTGATGTAATGTTTAGTGCTCATGTTAAATGTACCATAATAAATGTTGACAAAAGGCCTTGACAAATGTTAAGGTCTCGGTGTTGCTGCTTAATATTAATGTAATGTTCTTTCTCCTGGATCTTCCAGTTCTCCAAAAGCTTGCATCATAATTTCCCTAACTCTAGCAGTCAGGTCTTCCGAAATCTCCTTGGCCAAAGACTCGTTCACAGAGTCTTCTTCTTTCATCAAAGCACCTTCATAGTATTCCGCAAAGTTTGCAGAAGGATTTGTGATGAATACAATGTCTTTACTATTCAATACCACTTCATTTTTGGCCACTAATTCAACAGGAAGATAGTGAGCTAATGTAATAGTCGATATCCTATTTCTGTTTATCATTTGGAATTCCATTGGTTGTTCAACAACGTACTGGCCTTCCATTATTTCATTCACCATACCGATAATATCTTGACCATTTTGCATACGAACGATTTTAATGTTGTTCATTTTTTTAGTCCTATTTTGTATGTTTTGAATGAAAACTTCTCCTCAGTATATATCTTGACTCTTTCCACAAAATGTTTCAATGTAAAGTTCATGTGTTTTTTATATCTGAGGTCGTCTGCAATGTCGTATAGTGTTGCTTTGTCTTTACCTTCCGAGTTTCTAAGCCCTCGGCCAATCGATTGAAGGCTTCTGACTCTGCTCTTACTTGGACTGGCAAATATAATATTATGTAAATTCCTAATATTAATGCCTGTAGAAAAAGTGCCGTAAGAAGCCACGATAATAGCGTCATTTTCTCTTTCCATAATTTCTCTAATCTTTTCCCTGTCTTCTGTTTCGGTTCCGCCATGCACAAAGAATACTTTTCTGTCACCTATATTCTCTGTGTTCCGAATCATATCATACAGGACCTGTCCATGCTTGGCAACCATCTGATAGAGAATTAAAGTATTATTACCTAAACTAACTGCAAGGTTTTTTATAAACTTATTTCTTGCTTCACAGGCAATCAGATATTGTATTTCTGCCTGATAGTCTTTATCTTTCATTTCCAAACATATATCATCTGGATGTTTCAGTATCAAACACTTGATTTCAAAATCTGAAACTTGTTTCTTATCCATCAACTCTCTAGTTGTGGTAACTTGTTTCACTTGGCCAAACAAACCTTCTAATACCAATTTATGTGTTTTGGTTCCGTCTAAAGTGCCAGTTAAACCAATACGATACTTTGCATTGATGCAAGAAGTAAGTATAGTGGTTAACGATTGTGCCTTGAACAGATGCGCTTCGTCACCAATAATATAATCGAACTGGTGAAAATATTCTTTAGGCAATTGATACAATGATTGCCACGTTGATATCGTTAATGGCTTGTCTGTGTGTTTCTCTTTGCCTTGGTAAATACGATGCACATATTCACCCATTGCACCATTGTTATAGTCACCAAA